CGATGTCCGCATGGCGACCTTTAGTCGTTGCAACGCCCTTGGCGAGCTTTTGAAAACGGACAGTGTTACCAACAACCGTTTTCGTGCGAACGGTGCCACGGAACTTCGAACCCTGGCGTTGGTATACAAGATGAACATCACGCTCAAACTGCGTGATAAAAGCTTGTGTAATGGTATCGCTCATAAGAGTCTCCGATCTAAATGTTGCGTATGCAACTGGTTGGCTGTCGGTTTCCCAACCTCAGACCGGCATGAGTTCCCAAGTTAATGGCTCATCGTCTTGATATGGACCTGATCGCTTAATTACAGATTAAGCAGATTTTGTCAATCCATAAAAACAAACTGTTCCCCACTTTTGCTATATCCTAGTTTTTTTAAGAACCCTGCTGTCTTGTCTTCCGCTATGCCGGTTGTCACGCCAAGCTGAATCTCTGCGACATCGGGGTCTTTTTGTGCCCAGCTTGTGTAGCTTCGGATTAAGTTAAGAGCAGACGTTCCGCCACGCGCTTCTGGCTTAACGTAGAACAATAAATCCGATGTAAATTTCTTGCTAGAAAAATACAGGTTGGTTTTTATTGCGCACATAATCCCAACTGGCTTGTCTGCAATGCAGGCAAAGACAGAAAACAAAACATCGTCTTGATGATGCAAGTTTAAAAAAGTTTCCGCAACAACCGATTCATCAAATGGAATATGCCGGTATCGAGACTCCAGATGGAGCGCTCGACCCATTGCCATTACATTATCAATGTCGCTTGGCTTAACGGTTTTTATAGTACCTCGCATTCATCTCATCCACTTTTGCCACAAAGGAAGGATCACGTTTATTGGGGTTCCAATAACGCTCGTCATTTTGTGCTTCAATCAACTCTTCTACTGTTAGTGTTGGCTGACCATCACTAGAAGAAATAGATGCACCTGTTGTTGAGCCGCCCATCATTTTTTCCAAAAGCTGAATGCCAGAAGCGGTTTGTGCCATCCGCTGTAAAGCGGCGTACTCTCCCTCATCAGAAACATTTGTGTCGGCCCAAGCTGCGACAGCAGAAATACGTGCTTGCGCATTCTCGCCCAGTGCTTGCATTTCAACAGCAGGGTCTGGCCCCATCATTGCGCGAGCATAGGTTTCAAGTCCTTCATTAAATGCTTCTTGTGGCAAACGGGCTGCATGACAGGTTTCTCTCCACCATGTTGCAAGTTCGCTTTCATTAAATGCGTCTTCATCAACCTCAAGGGTTTCAGGAAACGCATAATCTCCAGGGGTTTCCGGAACGCCTTCAGGGACTTCGGATGCAATTTGCTCTCGAACTGCTGCTTCAATCTCTTCTTTTTTTCCATGGAACGCTTTCTCAAGTTCAGAATAACTTTGAGCTAACGCTTCTGGAGAAGTAAACTTTTCTGGCAGCCACTCTGGCCTGTCTACAGCTTGCTCTTCTGTAAACTCAGCCCCCTCTTCAGGTTCTGGATTTTCTGATTCTCTGTCGTTCAGCATTGTCGTGTTCCTCTATCCGCTTCATAATAATTGCCACAAGATCACGCTTGCCCTCCATGTGGCGGACATACGCATCGCTGTGATCTGGTGTGCAAACTACTTGCTGTGTGATGCTGCGAAGATAAGCCAGCGTTTCTTTCCCTGTGCCAGTCTTAAATGTAGCAGCAATGATTTGATTTATTCGCGCATCTGATTCTTGGGTTCTTACAAACCCATCAGCCGATAGGTGCGCTGGGTTGCTGGGGGGCTTCACTCTCTTCTCCCATTTGTGGATTTTGCGTAGCCATAAGCTGTTGCATTAGAGTTTCTCTTTCTTCCGGTGTTCGTATTAAGGTTTGTGGAACGGCCAGATTATCCGCAAGATAGTCTGTTGCTTTTGCCTGATCGACCATAAGGTTCGAAATCTGCGGCCCGAACAGTCCACCCAATAGCTGCATAAAGCGCGAGAAGTTTTCAATATCTTGGAAGCGCTGTGCCTGCGATAGTGGAGCGGAAGCGATAACTCGAATATCCACTCCGTTAATAGGCGGAGTTTCAACCAGTCCTCGCTGTCGCAATATAAATATTGTGCGCTGCATCAAAGGAACAACGAGTTCGTTTTGAAGGCGCGAGTAGGTTCCAGCAAGGCGGCGGCTTAAGTCTGCCATCCGCTCTGCAATCTCTGTTGCTGTTTTGGGAGATAGGTTAGGCGAACCCATCTGTTCGTTAAATAGAGATCGGCGTATAGCCGATCTTAAATCCTCAAGCACAATACCGCCTAGATCAAAGCGGCCAGCAGAAGGCAGCGGCTGCAAGCCTCTGGTATTTGGCGCTACAGGAATAACGGCACCGGGTGCAATCCTGATTGTATCAGGGTTGATCGAGCCGTCATCATCGACCTGCCACATTCCGCTAACTGCAAGGTCAGCGTTTTCCAAAATCAATTGGCTTACCAGATTGACCGTCTTAATGCTGGACAGTGAGTTGATCACGGGGCCGCGACCCCAAACTTCGCCCGCTGCTTTAGCCCATCGGAATACGATAAACGGTGAAGAGCCAATGCCCTTCAATGTCTTTTTCATAAGCTGCTTGCCGGTTCGCATATCATGCAAGCAATGTGTGTAAACAAACTCATTGGTTTTAGACCAGTCGCGATAACACGACTCGACTAGCTGACAGCGCTTATTGTTTTGCGCATCGGCTTCCGTAAGGTTTTTTGCGTCTGGAAAAACCTTGTCGATCTTATTGTATTCAAGAAAGTGCTTAACAAAGACACCATCAATCCGCCCATCCGGTCCCTCGTCCAATGCAACATACGGCATTGGGACAGAGCGGAATCGGATTAGTTCTAGCGCATTGCCTTGGTCAATACGCATTACGCCAGTGCCAACAGACAAATCTAAATAAGATTCATGTAGCTCGGCAGAGATGTTTGTTTGTTGCAGAATATCAAAAACAAGGCCGCTTAAATCTTCAAGCGGCTGTAGCATTTCTCGCTTTTGCTCTGCGGGCACAGTGTGTCCAGGGGCAAATGAAGCCCAACGAACATGCCCCGGCGTCAATCCAGATTGGATTCTGCTTGCAAACTCTTGCACACCACCGACGGCGGTATCATCAAAGATTTCTGCCGTGCGTCGTTGGCCAGGGCTTTCATCATAAAAGCCGGTGCGACCCGGCATTGTATAATCAAAGCACTCATCAAAGAGTGTGTTCCAGTTATTCTCTTTAGCGCCGAATGCTTTCCGCGCCCTAAGAATTGACTGATCAGATTCACCTGATGGTGCAGTTTGCCCCTGCATTGGGTATGACTCAGCCAAAGTAATTGCGCCCCGAGCCACCAAAATTGCTGCCAAAACCAGCGCCGGTGTTTTGTGAAGCCAAAAGGCTGCGGACTATCGACCCGCTGCCCGTGCGCTTTGTCTCTTCAAGGCCCTCTAGTTTAAGCCTGCTTGTCTCAGCCTGTGCTTGTTCTTTGGCGCGACTGCGCTGTGCAATAGAGTCGGCGGATTCTTTTGGAACTTTAGGAGTAAAACACATTAGACGCGTCCCGAAATTGTGTGACGACGAACGGTTGTTCTCCGCCCCTCATACGGCGAAACAGATCGCTTTGCAATAAAAGGTTTTACAGTCATAGGTGAGCTTGTAATAGCTCGACCTTCTCCGCCTGACAACATTAGGTACTGCAAGGCATCGTGCGGGTGGCTGTATTCATTCTTGCTAGGCGAATCTGTGTAGCGCTCTCCGCTTACTTTTAATCGTTTGTATTGATAGCCGCCTTCAAAGCCGGCAATGATTGTCGTGCAAGACTGATCTATTAACATACCTGGCTGGCCGTCTACCATTCTTTGCAGAGGAGCGTGGACTGAATCCAACCGCAAGGCAACGTCATTACTAGATGCGGGAACGGCTGGCAAGCCAGCAGCGCGCAAAATCATAAAGGGTGTAGTCTCGTCAGTCTGTGCGCGGAAGTCTCCCGCCGGATCGCCCGTTAGCTTAAAGTTAAAGCCTGGGTAATTTGACATAGCTTCTTTTAGCTCATCAGCAAACCCGACTGTACCCATGTCAGTAGCCACAAGCTCTCGCAGAATTAACCAGCGTCTGCCAACCTTCTGACCAAAGACAGCGGCAGGGGTTAAGCCAAAGTCCATTCCAATTAAGATTGGCTTGCCAGGCATAGGCATAAGGGGTTCTTTAGCAACGTGAACATCACGAACAAAGTCGCGGTACACGGGGCGGCCCTCGACAACGCGGCCAATTCGATTGAACACATACACATCAACCCAATCGGGCGACTTGCCTAGCACCAACTGCGGATAATAATCCTCGTGCAAGTTCTGCATATTGTCTGCATTAGGGTTAATCTCATGCCCAATAACACGCTCTTCGGAATCGCGCCGCTCGTGCATAGCCGGGGGCTGTTCATAGAACGACCACTCCGCTGGCTTGATAAGCGCATCACGCTCGCGCTTTGTCATACCGCTTGGCGGTGGCGCCCACCCAGCCATGATTGCCATCCAGTGATCTTCTGACATGGCGTTCGTGTCTGCAATAACACCAGACCATGTTGGCCCACCGTCACGCATCGAAGGATACCGACGCACACGACTGGTTAGCCCATCAAAGATTGCCTTCGGAACCTCACGCGCTTCGTTAATGTAGCCGCCAGTAAGCTCAAGGCTGAGTAGCTTCTTCACATCTTCTGGGCGATCTAGCGCTAAAAAAATAACTTCGCAGTCTAACCGGCCACGCTTTATGTGGTGTGTGTAGGGAGGCGACCATTGGAACCTGCCCCACACATCTTCCGGCAACCAATCCAACCATGTCTTAATTGTGGTGGTTTTAAGCTCTGGTCCGGTGTTGCGAATGATAACCCAACGAGAACGACGAATGCCTTTCTTGTTCGGCGCTTGCCCCATTGCTCTGCGCATTATCTCTATGCAGCAGGCAGCAGTCTTACCGGACCCAATCGGGCCACGGATAATCCGTACGAAAGAATCATCCTTCATAAAAGCCCGCAGCGTAGGGCCGTCAGGCTTGTATGTTAATTCAGACATTCATTAGTCTTTGTCGCTGCGATTGTCGCCCGTCGGATAACTGTAGGTGGCATTGCCTTTGCCACCAAGCGAACGGTGTAGCTTATCAAAGAAGCCAGTCTTGTTTGGCTCATACCCTTTATTGGTATCTAGCGTTGGCTGCTTAGTAGAATAATCACCGCTCATTGTCCTTGGGCTATAGCCACCAGCAGGAAGGTTCGACGTGCTTTGTGCAGCAGGGCGACGAGGCGGAAGAGGGACAGGGCGCGGAACGGCGCTGGAGGCAGGACGAGCAGCAGCAACAGGACGAGAAACCGTTACAGCAGGTGCGGGCTTTTTCTTACCCCTCAGATCGGGAGCTTCCATATTTGATGTATTGCCAAAAGCTTTGTTCGTAGCAACGCGTTCTTTGTCTGCCTTCCTCGCGGCTTGGTCTGCCTTCCTCGCCTTATCGCGGGCGTTGGCTGCGTTGACTGCCCCTCTCATCATTGTATCTCTGGAGCGTCCAATATCTTTAACGGCCCGGCTTGCCGCTTGCCTTATCGGACTCGTCGGATTGCCAAGCTCGCCTCTTACAGCTTTGCCAATGCTCGAATAAGCTGTGCCACTCAAGCCGATCACACCAGGGCGAGCAGTAACAGTCATTGGTGCCGGAGAAGATTTAGCCGTTGGAGCTTTAGATGGCGTGGCAGTCTTAGCCTTGGGCTTTGGAGCAGACATGCCCAAGCTAGTACGCGACTTCAACATACCCGCGTCACTGACGGTTGTCTGAATCCTTACGACAGGGGCCATGCTCTGCCCGTTACGCCTACTCTGTCTGGGTTTCTTAGCCATAGCCATCTCCTTAATGCTGAACAGCAACTATCATAATCACAGAAGCTTTGTCTAGCCGGGCAGTTTTGGGGAAAATATTGTGAGGGAGGACGTATACTCGCTCCGGCCTCTCACGTTTTTCCCCCACCCCCCTCTGTTTGTGTGGCTGGCAGAAACAAACAACAACACCAGCAGCACAAACTAACAAGCTACTCGCTCAGGTCTATCGATATGGCTATTCCCGTGACGCTAGTCTCTTCGCTAACACTAAACCCTGCACGATCCAGCAGGTCCTTGCTTGCTTCCATCTGAACACGCTCTGATCTGGCGCCCGTGCTCAACTCAACCATCTTCCTTGCAGCCCTCACCCCACTCATTGCAAGGCTCCGTTTCGTCAGCTGATGAACCGTATCTAACACACGCTGATCATTCACTAATCTCCAAGCAGCGGTGTGCGCAGACTTCTCGCTGTAACCCGCCTTCTTTGCGGCCTCTACATTGCTACATCCTTCTGTAACAAGCACCTCACAGAACCGCTGTGCTTTCTCTGTCAGCGGCTTACCCTCAATGGCTAACGTCATCCCTATCTCCAAAGACCAACACAAACACACACATCAACGAATGTCTCGTTAACTGCGGACCCCTGGGGGGTACATAGGGGGGTTTCGACAAACAGTGTCAAGACCCCACATTCTGCCGATTGCAACACAGTGCAACGCATTCTAT